GAAGCTTCAACTTCTATTATCAATCCTTGCAGACTAGATACGACTTAGTAACAATGCCACACGGAGTTTCCTCAAAGTCCCGTGTGAGGGGCGTCGCTGACGCCGCTGCTACGGCAGTACAGTCCGCAATGGTCGGGACATCCATTAGTGAGTCAATTAATCGGCTCGCGATGCAATACGTTCCCAAGATGGCGCCCGTCGTCGCTGTCTTTACCGCTCTGACTCTGGTTCAGACGGTCCAGATCGTTAAGATCGCCAAGTCGATAGCTTCGATCTGGCAGAGCCCTGCGACAGCGGCCAGTGAACAGAAGTATGTTTACAAGGAGCCGCTCCAGTCCAAGCGCCAGGTGCCCTGGAATTCCATCTTGCTGTTGCTCAGCGTCCTCTCATTGGGGGTCAGCAAGGTGAAGGTGGCTAGAGGTTACTCTCTACGACCACGCTGGTGGGGTGCATCGTTGTTGATCACCTCACTAGCTAAGGCCTACTGTGAGAATAAGTGGGCCAGGGTGAAATCGCCGATAGGAGCAGAGTTTAGTACTCATCTTATTAGCGAGACTTTGGTTTCACCTGCTTTGTCATCATCTCAACAACGGCAAATATTTGTTGATACTCCGATGGTCAGAGCAGCGCCGACACGGAACCACACCCACGGCCGGAGCGCTTCCGACCGGAACGCAGGCAGCGCCACTGCTGCCCTTGCTGCGAGGTCATTAGGCCTTGAGCCCTACTTCATTCAGCAGTCTCTATCTGATGTTCGTAGGGGAAAAGACGGGGATCGGAGTTTCCACTGGGCCAAGGACTTAGCTGTTCCGCCCGCTGAGTTTCACTTCAATCCCCGCACGCAGGCTGCAGTGCTGGTAGATGTCGATTACTACATCGATATGCCCAATTTGTTGGCTAGGTATCCCGGGACTTATTTCGTGTCCACATTCCAGCCAACAGCCACAGCCTGCGCTTCCGGGGAGTATTGCTTCAGGTTCCTCCCAGACGGGCGAGTCCAGTACCGAGTCAGCGGTGGCGCTGAGTACGAGCACTACGTCTGGGACTACCGGGGCGATACTTTGATGGTTGAGATCTCTGACCTAAAGGTCAAAACCATTGTAGCTTATCACATAGACAGAAAGCGAATTGATGACCATCACGTATTGGTGATGCTCACTGTCATTGGTAAGTTTGAGGCGGTCTCTCTCGTTCCTAGTTGGCTCCTCGTAGAGGGGCGCCACCTTGAGAGACTGTCCCCGGTCTACGGGGAATTCGTTGTTTTAGACATCGTTAAACCCGATGGCCTCTACAGGAGCGTGTCAGTTGTCGGACAGCACGTTTCTGTCACCATGCCCAAGATTCAAATGGATGCTTGTCACGCGGCTGCTATGGCCGCGAAGGTTCCTATAACCTCAGCGATGGTCAGTTCGCACGTGGCCAAAGCTGAAGACCCATCTGAGGCGCTACCACCCGGATATGCGCCTATCTTGGCATGCTATCTGAGAGCGGGAGTTCCGAGAGACCCACCCGTGGTCTACCCGCCGGAAGATAGCATGGTTCCAATTCGGTTTGGAAGGCATGACTTTGAAGCTCCAGTCGCCTTGACAGGGTTCGGTAGCCCGCTTATCGGACCCTGTTACGGATTCGCTACCAGCTATGCATCAGACGATAGGTGCATCGCCGGGAGACTGGAGGCATTCACTGCGGCGAAACAACACCATGTTGTCCCACCTCGCTTAGCGAAGTACATGGTGGAGTTCGCCGAATTCCTCGTCCCTGTTCCTCATTGTGGCTTTCCTATTGGATTGGATGAGGTCTATGATCATCAAGACCGCCCATCCCAAAGGCACATTCTGGACGAGGCTCATTCTTCCGGTGTTCATTACCGGAGGCTGTGGAGGGCGTTCGTGAAGAAGGAGACTTACATGAAGCCCACCGATCCCCGGAACATTTCCACGGCTACACCTCAAGCAAAGCTGGCTTATAGCAGCTTCTTGTACGCATTCCACTCTGTCGTGATGAACAACGTCGAGTGGTATGCGTTCAACAAGACCCCGCTTGAGTGTGCACACCGAGTGGTTCAGGTGCTATCAAAGGCCAAACACGCAGTCCCATCAGATGCAAGCCGGTTTGATGGACACGTGTCTTGGGCGGCGAGGGTGCTTGAGCGTATCGTCATGCTCAGATTCTTTTCTCCAGAGCATCACTCAGAACTCAATGACCGAATGGATGAACAGATTGGTTTGCCTGGTTGGACTGCAGAAGGCCGTGGGTACGCTTCCGCCTACTCACGAGCCTCAGGATCTCCTGAAACGTCTGACCTCAATTCTGTCCTCACCGCATTCATCGGTTATTGTGCTTGGCGCGACACTAGCGTCAATGGGGTGAAATGTACACCAAAGCAAGCTTGGGAC